AGATTCAATAATTGTTTTTACTAAATCTCTACTGCGACTACCATACCCGCTGTAAGTATCAATAGGACAACTTATATAAAACGTATTCTTCATTAATAAACCAATTTATGTTTTGTGGTGTTATCAGGTAAACCATCTACTTTAAAAAACTCAAAATCCTCTCTAGGGGTCCAACTTTCAAACAAATCATCGATTGCCTCAATTACCCTTTGAGCTTGAGCGAATGTATTAAAACCTGCTTCCTCAGACAAGCACCATTCTCTTCCCTTTAATCCTTTTTCATCTCTCTCTTGTTTGCTCATCCAAAGTAACTCCTCTAGTTTTTGAGCAACATCCTCAGGTTTACACCTATCATCCCAAATATAGGGGGTAGGAGGAGATCCTTGAATTGAACGGTTAGAGGGAAATACTGGGATTGCCCATTCACCATGTTTGATATATTTTCCTGTATGGTTTGAAGGAACATCTTTTGAGGGTGTAAACCAATTTCCATTCTCATCAGTGAACCTCATTTGGTCCTGCATTCCTCCTGTTACGTTAGCTAAAATCATAGTTCCCGCTAACATTGATTCAGTTAAGGTAAGTCCCCATCCCTCATTTGAGGTCAACAAACAAGTAACATCAGCTAAATTATATAACCAATTTAGTTGTTCTGTTGATAGTTTTTGATCAGAGAATCTTACATCAAACCCTTCAATATTATTTAGGGTCTCTACCACTTTGGGCAAATCAGTCCCATTATCATCAACGGGTTGAGTATGCAACAATAGAGTACATTTTTTCCTCTCCTCAACCGAAAGTTTTTCAACAAACAAACGATAAGCTAAAATCAAATCCGGAACAGATTTCCTACGAATATTTCTAGAGTTAAAAAACACTACAAACTCCTTATCTTCCACCATCCATTTTCTAAAACCCGCTGGAACTTCAGTTGGCTTATAGATTTCCGGATTCAACCCGTGAGGAACATACCTAATTATCTTATCATTAGCCTTTTCTCCCAGCACAATCTCATTGATAAACTTTGTTTGCTTTGAGATAGCCAACAACGCATCACATGACTCATAATATGGTCTATTATAATTTGGAGCTGGAAGATCATCCCAAATGTTTAGATATACTATTGGGATTTGTTTTCTAATTTCATTCTCTATTTGGAATAACCACCCATAATACCGTGGATCTGTAATTAAAAACAATGCATCAGGTTTTTCTTCCCTAATGATGGTTCTAATTAAATCAGGGTTTCCATATCCGTTGTTACATAGAACATGAACCCAACTATCTTTAATTTTGGCTTGCTCGTTTACATCTCCGGATATATCAAATCGTTTTCCATTTTCGGGATGATTGATGGCAGCCCCAATGGTTAGCCAATTAAAGTGATGGGCAGTTTGAACAACTATCTCTCTAGCTACTGTTGCTACCCCTGAATGTAATCTGATGTCATCTCCTAACAGAAGGATTTTTTGTCTATCTTTCTGTTCTTTATAACGAAACTTGTTTTCCATAAATTTTAGTTGGTAGTATAGGCGTGGATTGCTTTTCTAAATTCCTCGTCGTTCAAGTACTTATGCATGGTACGTTCTACGAGTTTTTGTAATGTAAATTTTCTTTTTACACACTCCACCTTAAAATCTTCGAAATTCTGTTGTTCTACTTTAACCGAGGTTAATACTAATTTTCTGTTATTCATAATAATATCTTTTTATATCCGGTTATACGTATGTGTGAATTGAGGAATGTTAAAAGCCCTTTAAAAGTTCTTTAACTTCTTTTTTCTCCAAATTGTAATTCCCCAATATTTCTTTCACTATTGAACCCCCCAACAAAGGAATATAATCTAAAACTTCTCGGGACGAGACTTGAAAATAATTAGATAGAATCTCTAATAGTTTTGAATTTAGATTTTTTTTACTTGATTTAATATACTTTAAGTACACTTTATTTTTAGGAATGAATTCAAGATAAAATTTATATATTTTTTCCTTTTCTGTTGGGGGGAAATTTTGTGCTAGATTAGCTATACCTGTATAATTCTCGTTCATGGAGATAAACCTGTGTAACATATAAGGGTTTATTGCCTCCTTTTCCTCATCTGTAAGTTGCTCGTATGGCTTCTTACTATAGGTAAGGTAATCTAGAATTGTAAAAATATTTACAGGTTTACTCTTCATTGAAAAGTACGTCCACTAGTTCTTTGGGTACACCTTCTTTCAAAATTTCATTTGTTTCAGGATCGTAAAATACCGGAATAGGGAGGATAGCATCCTCTGAGGTTCCTGTTACAAACTTAGATACTTTTCTAAGGACTACTCCTTGTTGCCAAATTTGACCTCCTGAACTAGTTTTAATTGCTGTTGTGTTTTTAAAGTCGATATTTAGACCTTGTTGCTGTGGTTGGTTCATAATTTATGTTTATTTAATTTCTGTTAGTTTGTATTTCTTACCATCAATCTCTACTACCTTACCCTCACAACCTTTGGGTCTTTTGTCTATAATTAACCCACAAGAGTCTTCAAAGTAGATTCTATTTCCATTGGAATCGTATTCATATTTAAACCAAAACCCATAAGAGGTTTCATAGTAGATTTCATTTCCATTCTTATCTTTGATTCTAAATGGAAAATCTTTGATATTAAGCTGATGTGCTATTGTTTTCATATTACCTGTGGTTTTGTATGGGTAATTATCTCCGAAATTAAAGCCATAAGATTGATTTCTTTATCTATTTTAAAATTTGCTTCGTATGCATACTTGTTTAGTAGGATTGCTATTGTACCTTCTTTACCTGATGCATACTCTGAAGCATTATCGTATAGGAATCTATAAAATCCCTCGTAATCAGACACGTTTGAGTCTTGAATTATTTGTCTGATTTTCTTAAAGTTTGGTTTTGATTTTAACTCCTTAAGTACCTCAAACATATAATTTGAAGATGCTATTGCTGTTGTATCTAATACTAGTGTACCTGTTTTGGAGAATGCTTGAGCTGTGTTAAGCATCTTCCTTAAATCAGGATAAAATTGATTTACTAATATTTTTAGATCATTCAGTTCCACCTTTACATTCTCTTTCTCTAAAATCTCCATTACATGAGATGCAATCTGGGATTTTGATGGTGGGAGGATTTTAAATGTTTGGCATCTTGATTGAATTGGGTCAATAATACGTTCTACAAAATTACAAGTTAAGATAAATCTTGTTGAGCGTGAGAATGTCTCAATTACATTTCTTAAAGATGCTTGTGCATTAAGTGTAAGGAAATCTGCCTCATCTAGAATTACTACCTTTAGAGGAGTAAATGAGGCCGCAGAGGCAAAACTGACTACTTTGTCTCTAATTGTGTCAATCCCCCTTTCATCACTCGCGTTGATGTAGAGGTGGTCGCAGTTAATATTATCAACAATTAGTTTGGCTAAGGTAGTTTTGCCTGTACCTGCGGGACCATAGAACAGTAGATTTTGAATATCATTTTGTTCTATAAACAGATTAATAGACTCCTTAATAGAAGGGTTCCCTACAAATTCTTGTAGGGAATTGCTTCTATATTTCTCAACCCATAGGGAATGGCTCTTGCTCATCTTCGTCTTTAGGTTCGTCTACAATAACTGTTTCGGTCAATAAGATAGTACCTGCAATCGAGGCAGCATTCCTCAGAGCGGATACTGTAACTTTGGTTGGATCCAAAATACCTTGTTGGTGCAAATCAATCAAATCAATATGACCAACTACCAAATCGTATCCTGTCCAATTTTCATCGTCTGCTGCTACTTCATTCAAGATACCAAAGATCTCAAAATCACTAGCACCTGCGTTTCTAAGGATTTTAGTAGCGGGCATACGACAAACTTCTCGTACAATATCAGCTCCTAAACCAATATTTTCCCAATTAGCATGATCTGCTGCTTTTAGCAAAGCACATCCACCACCAGGTACAATTCCTGATTCAACTGCTGCTCGAGTTGCAAACAAAGCATCTTCTGCTCTATCTTTTTTCTCTTTAACCTCGGTTTCTGTGGCTCCACCAATGTTTACGACTCCGATTCCTCCTGTGAATTTCGCAAGTCTCTCTTGGAGTTTTTCCGTTTCGAAAGGGGTCTTTGCTTTTTCGATTTGTTGCTGTAGTTCTTCAATACGTGTTTGTATTGATTCATCTCTTCCTTTTCCATCTACAATTGTGGTTTGTTCTTTAGTAATTGTTACTGTTCGTGCTTCACCAAACCAATCCCAAGAGAATTTATCTAACTTCATTCCTTTATCAGTGGAGAATACCTCACCACCAGTTAGGATAGCAATATCATCCATAATGAGTTTTTTACGGTCTCCAAAGTCTGGGGCTTTAACAGCTGCTACTTTAAGAGTACCTCTCATTTTGTTAACGATAAGGGTTGCTAGAGCTTCTCCTTCAATATCATCTGCAATGATAAGGAGGGGACGATTTGTGTTTGAAACACCTTCTAATACAGGTAAAAGATCTTTTACTTGTGTAAATTTCTTATCTGCAATAAGAATGTAAGGATTTTCTAGAACACTAGTCATTGAAGAATTATTGGTAACAAAGTAATGAGATTTATAACCTCT